AAATATCAGCAACAAGTCGAGGGGCAAGCTGCCGCAAAGGATGTGTTGTCAGTCGTGAAGGAGTCTACCGGGGCAGACCCGTTTATAATGGAGCCTGACGAATTACCAACCAATGACGAGGAAACACAATTGCATATGCAATTAAAATACAAGCCGGCTATTGAGATTGCGGAGGAGCAGGCTATTAATACTATATTTGATGAGAATAAGTATGACGATACTAGAAAGCGTCTTGACTACGATTCTACTGTTATCGGTATAGCGGTGGCTAAGCATGAGTATAAGCACAATGAAGGGATTCGCATATCGTATGTAGACCCTGCAAATATTATATACAGTTACACGGAAGACCCTAATTTTAAGGATTGTTTTTATTGGGGTGAGGTATCAGTAACGCCGATATCTGAGTTGAGAAAAATAAATCCAAAGTTAACTGATGCCCAAATAGATGAAATCAGAAAAAACTCAGGGGCATGGAACGATTACTTTGGCGTGGCCAATTTAGGTTTTGACGATTTATACTCGAAGAATACGACCACGTTGTTGTATTTTAATTACAAAACGACTAAAAAGATTGTATACAAGAAAAAGAAATTAGACAATGGCGGAGTCCGTATGATAAGAAAGGACGAGTCATTTAATCCTCCCTCAGAAATGATGGATGAGGGGAAATTTGAGAAAGTCTCGAAGGAGATTGATGTGTGGTATGAGGGGGTTATGGTCTTGGGCACTAACATTTTATTGAAGTGGGAGCTGTCCAAAAATATGGTTAGGCCTAAGTCTGCATCTCAATTTGCGATACCAAATTATGTAGCTTGTGCACCAAGAATGTATAAGGGGCGAATAGAGTCTTTAGGTAGAAGAATGATACCTCTTATCGATTTAGCGCAGATTACGCACTTGAAGGTTCAGCAGGTTATTAATAGAATTGTACCTGATGGCGTATTTATTGACGCTGACGGGATAAACGAGGTAGACCTTGGAGAAGGGGCCACTTATAGTCCAAAGGATGCTTTGAGGCTTTACTTCCAAACAGGTAGTGTTATCGGGCGTAGCTATACGCAGGATGGGGAGTTTAATAATGCAAGAATTCCTATACAGCAACTTGAGTCTCGCTCAGGGGGGTCTAAAATGCAGATGCTACTTGCTAACTACGAGCACTACCTTAATATGATTAGGGCGGTAACCGGGTTAAATGAGGCACGTGATGGCTCTATGCCTGACGCAAGGTCATTAGTAGGGTTGCAGAAACTTGCGGCCATGAACTCCAACACAGCAACAAGGCATATATTAGACTCGGGTATATACATATATAAAGCTCTTGCCGAGGCAATAACATACAGGATAAGTGACATTCTTCAATACTCGGATGCGAAGGAAGAGTTTGTCAACCAAATAGGGAAATACAATGTGAGTTTATTGGATGAAATAAGTGAGCTATATTTGTATGACTTTGGGATGTTTATAGAGGTAGCCCCTGATGAGGAGCAAAGGGCTCAGTTAGAGGCTAATATCCAAATGGCTATATCCAAGGGAGATATAAACCTTGAGGACGCTATCGATATTCGTGAGCTAAGAAATCTTAAGTTAGCCAATCAGTTATTGAAGCTAAAAAGATTAAGGAAGCAGGATAGAGAGACTAAAATGATAATGCAACGAGATGCCATTGTGGCTCAGCAGAATATGCAGTCTCAACAAGCGGCGGCTCAAATAGCTGTAATGAAATTAGAGAAGGAAGGGCAAATGAAAATGATGATTAAGGATAAGGAACTTGAGGTAGATACAGCAAAAATGACCGTGGAAGCCAACTTAAAGCGTACTCTTATGAAGGAGGAGTTTAACTACAACCTGCAATTACATAAGATGCAGATGGAGGTGACTAACCAAGTAGAGACGAAGAAAGAAACCGAGAAGGAGAAAAGATTGAGACTCCAAAGCACTCAGCAGTCTGCTCTTATTAATCAGAGAAAAAACAATTTACCTCCGATAAGTTTTGAGTCAAATGAGGATAGTTTTGATGGTTTTGGATTAGAAGAATTTGAACCGAGATAAATATTAAAAAAATGTTATAACTTTGCTGAAATTAAATTAAAAGAATATGGATTTTAACGTGAAAGAGGTAGGTGCTCCTACTACAAAGGGTTCTGTTGTACTTGAGAGTGAGCTCATCAAGACTGCTGAAACATCGACTGCGGAAACAGTTAATGCTGATACGGAGATGAAGGAGCAAGAAGCGAGTGTTCAGGCCGGAATCGAGTTGAATGACGAGAAGGTTGTGGAATATATAAGTAAGCGTAGTAACAGACCAATTACTTCGCTTGACGAGCTAAAATTCGAGGCTGAGCCTCAAGAGTTACCCGAAGACGTGTCTGCGTTTTTGAAGTACAAAAAAGAAACAGGGCGAGGTATAGAAGACTTCGTTAAGTTAAATAAAGATTTTGAATCTGAACCTGAGGACTCTCTTATTAAGGGATACTTGCTTGAGACTCAAAAAGGGCTTGATGCTGAAGATATAGATATCCTTATGGATGACTATTCTTACGATGAAGACCTTGATGATGAAGCTCACATAGGGAAGATTAAAATCGCAAGGAAAAAGATTCTTATGGAAGCTAAGAATTTTTTCAACTCTCAAAAGGAGAAGTACAAAGTTCCTGTCGAGTCGGCAGGAGGCGGTCTATCAGAGAAGGAGTTGGAGGATTACAAGGCTTATAAGCAATACATATCGCAGGCGAGTACTGTGGAGGAGGAAAATAGTAGAAAACGTCAGTGGTTCTCGCAGAAGACTGATGAGCTATTTACCGATGAGTTCAAAGGGTTTGAATTCGAGGTTGGTGAAGATGCTAAGAAAATTATATTCACTCCTGCAAGCCCGGGGGAACTTAAAACACTCCAATCTAATCCTCAGAATTTTATTCAAAAATTCTTGGATGAAAAAGGAATGATTAAGGATGTAACAGGGTACCACAAGTCACTTTCTGTGGCGATGAACCCCGAGAAATTTGCGAAGCATTTTTACGAGCAGGGTCGAGCAGATGCAATTGTCAACTTAGATAAGGAAAGCAAGAACATCAACATGACAACTCGTAGGGCTCCTGAAGTATCAAAAGGGCATTCAGGCATTCAGGTTCGTGCCGTCAACCCCGATTCCGGGAGTGGATTAAGAATCAGAACAAAAAACTAATCTTAAAAAAACAAAAAAAGTAAAAAACTATGGCACTATTATCAACACCTACTTATGCTTTGCAGCCTGCAAGCGAACAAGTAGCGTTATCAACAAACTACATCACCAATTTTGATTTCTTGAATCAATATTTGCCTGATGTTTACGAAAAAGAATTCGAGCGTTACGGCAATCGAAGCATTTCCTCATTCTTGCGAATGGTCGGAGCTGAGCTACCAATGACATCTGACCAAGTAAAATGGGCAGAGCAAGGCCGTCTTCACATTAAATACACTTCAGTAGGTACAGCGGCTGCCGCAGGTGCTTCTACAGGCGTGTTCCAAGTGAATGACACGGGCGTTACAGCAGTAGCTATCCGAGTTGGGCAAACAGTTATGCTTCAGTTTAACTCTACAGGGGTTCACTCTAAAGGTATTGTTACTGCAGTAAATACGAATAATCAGCATTTTACAGTTGCCTTTTACGGCGCAGCAGGTCTTGCCGCAGCAGGTACAGGCTTGGGTAATGCAAACTACTCAGTATTTATTTATGGGTCTGAATTCAAGAAAGGCACAAACGGCATGACCGGTTCATTGGAAGGTGAAGATTCAATCTACACTAACTCTCCAATCATCATCAAGGACAAGTATTCAGTAAACGGTTCTGACATGGCTCAAATCGGGTGGATAGAAATATCAGCTCAAGAGGGTGGCGGCCAAGGCGGTTACTTATGGTATTTGAAATCTCAACACGAAACACGTATGCGTTTCGAAGATTACCTTGAGACTGCAATGATTGAAGCAACGCCGGCGGAAGCTACATCAGGTGCTTTAGCCGCAGGTTTTAAAGGTTCTGAAGGGGTATTCTATGTTACCAACTTGCGTGGGAACGTATGGGGAGCAGGTACGCCAACTGCATTGTCAGATTGGGATTCTATCGTTGGCCGACTTGACCGTCAAGGTGCTATCGAGGAAAATGCAATCTTCTGCAACAGAGCTCTTAGCTTTGACATCGACAATATGCTCGCTACACTAAGTGGCTTCAATGGCTCTTCTGCCGCTAACGGCCCTTCATTTGGTTTGTTTGACAATAACTCTCAAATGGCCTTGAACCTTGGGTTCTCAGGATTCCGCAGAGGTTATGATTTCTACAAGACCGATTGGAAGTATTTGAATGACCCAACAATGCGTGGAGCCATGAGCACCGCCTCTTCTACAGCAACAGGTACCGTTAACGGATTGCTTGTACCGGCAGGCTCTACTACTGTTTACGACCAAACATTAGGAGAGAACGCAAAACGTCCATTCTTACACGTTCGATACAGAGCTTCTCAAACAGAAAACCGCCGTTACAAAACTTGGGTTACAGGTTCTGCGGGCGGGGCAAACACAAGCGACTTAGATGCAATGGAGGTTCACTTCTTGTCTGAGCGTTGTGTATGTACTCTTGGAGCTAACAACTTTATGTTATTCCGCTTTGGGTAATATATAAACAACAAAATATGGTAAGCTGTCTCCTCGAAGAGACAGCCTACCTATTTTTTTATAAAACTTTTTCATAATTAAAATCAAATACAATGTCAGCAAAAAAACAGGTTAAAACCACACCAAAAGACAAGACCTACCGACTATTAGGAGGTTCCCCATTATCTTACACATTGCCATCCCGCAATCATCCGAAATTCCCATTACTATGGTACGATGAGGAGAAGCAAGAAAATAGAGCGTTGAGATACGCATCAAACCAAAACAGCCCATTCGAGGACGAGCAGGACGGCAACGCCATTTTAGAGCCTATCATTTTTGAGGACGGTATGCTACACGTCCCATTTAACAAACCTTCGTTACAAGCCATGCTACATTACCACCCACTTAGAGATATAGTCTTTACTGAGGTTGATAAGGAAAAAGATGCAGCCAAGGAAATTGAAATGATGGATATTGAGGACGATGCTATAAAGGAATCGAGAGAAATGACCATGGCTCAGCTTGAGATGGTATACCGTGTAATATTCGGTAAAGACCCATCTAAGGTTGCTAATAGTGAGTTAAAAAGAGACGTTAGAGTGTTTGCTAAGACAAACCCTAAATCGTTCCTTGACATTACGAGAGACCCTGAATTAAGACATCAATCAAATGTTAGAATGTTCTTCGAAGAAGGGTTACTTGTTTCAAAAAACAACGACAGAGATTTATGGATTCACACAGATGGGAAGAAAGTAAAGCTAATGAGCGTTCCATTTGGAGAGACTCCATATGATGCGGCTTGTCGATATTTGCAAAGCGAAGAGGGTATAGACACACTGAAAACGCTTGATGCGGTGGCAAAGCATTAATTTAAAAATAAAAATTATAAGGGGGTACATTAATGTGCCCCCTTTTTTGTATATTTGTCAAAATTTTAAAGATGATAAATTCGGTAAGAAACGCTGTTCTTGCTATTTTAAATAAAAACAATTACGGCTATATATCTCCATCTGACTTCAATTTATTTGCGATAAATGCGCAAATGGAAATATTCGAGGATTTATTCAAGGATTACAACTTAGCGATAAACGCCGAGAACTTAAGAGTCTCAGGGACGGAGTATGCGGACACAAAGAAAGCGATAGAGGAGGTGATGGAGACATTCCTTACGAGTAAGGCTCTTGTAAAAAAAGCTAACAACTCATTTTATCAGCCATCAGTCATAACTACAGGCGGCTCTGCGTTTATGATTAATAAAGTAACTGTTTACCCGTCAATTATATCTAATGGTGTCTCTACTTCTGCTGTCGTTGATGAGTTGGAGTGCTCGTCAGCCGATTTTATAACGGATGGGGTAGCTATAGGAGATATCGTTTCCAATACAGCTACAAATTCAACGACAACTGTTATTGGGATAATAAGCAGTACTGAGCTGAATCTTGCGGATGATATCTTCGCTTTGCCCGGGCAGGTGTTCTATATCTATAATAGTAAGGTGAGCTCTATAGCGGAGAAGGTTTCGAATGTGGATATAGCGAGGTTGAATGCGTCAAACTTAACAAGCCCAACAACAACATACCCTTCATACACAATTATTGGGGATGCTATAACTTGCTATCCAAATACAATAAACACGTATGGGGCTGTTGTAGCCGACTATTTCAGATACCCTAAAGACCCAAAGTGGACGTATAGTACATTGTCGAGTGGAGACCCTGTGTTTAATCAGTCTCAGCCTGACTACCAAGATTTCGAGCTCCCTTCGGACTACGAATACTTGTTAGTCGCTAAGATATTGTCGTACTGCGGTATATCGATAAGAGAGGTTACTGCGGCTCAGTATGGCATAGCTAAGGAGCAGGCGGCAAAACAAACTTTCAGCATAAAATAAAACAATAGATGGCATATTTATCTAATTACCAATATTATCAAAACGATGGGAATCAGCCTGAGTCAGCCAATTGGGGCTTGTATCAGTATGTATCCCTCCATGACATCGTAAACAACTTCATGTTGATGTACGCAGGGAATCATTCCCTTGTAAACAACGTACCAAGGCATAAGATTTTGTTTCATGCGAAACGAGCTATCCAAGAACTGAACTACGATGCGTTTAAGGAAATAAAGATACTTGAGCTAACAGTCCCTTCTTCGTTGATTTATGTTTTGCCACATAACTATGTAAATTGGGCTAGGATTTCGTTATACAAAAACGGGGCTCTGTACCCTCTCAATGAAAACATACAAGCTATGCATTCTTCTGCCTATCTGCAAGACCACCAAGGGAAAATACTTTTCAGTCAGAATGGCGAAATATTGGAGCCTAACAACTCGTTCTTGGACTATGACAGATTGAATGGTCTTAGTAAAAGCCTATACCTATCCCAAGGGTCTCAATTTTCGGGGCAGATGGGATGGAACGTAGACGGTAATTGGTACTTCGAAATGAGTTTAGGGGCGAGATACGGACTGAATACAGAGACTGCAAACGCTAACCCTACATTCAGTATAGATAAAAGAAGCGGGGTCATAAACTTCGATAGTAGGATGGCTGAAGAGTTGTGCGTATTGGAGTATGTGTCAGATGGTATGGAGGGAGGAGATGATTCTCTTGTTTCTGTAAATAAACTTTTTGAGGATTATTTGTATGCGGCTATAGAGTATGAAATACTTGCATCTAAACATGGGGTTCAGGAATACATAGTAAATAGAGCACGAAAAAGAAGAAGAGCGTTATTGATGAACGCCAAAATAAGAATAAGCGACATCCATCCGGGTAAATTACTAACAAGCATGAAGGGTATAAATAAGGTAATAAAATAACATATGTCTAAAGTATCAAGAAATTTCATCGCAGGGCGAATGAACAAGGTTGTTGACGAACGAATGCTTCCTGAAGGGGAATATATCGATGCGGTCAATATACGAATGGGTTCTACAGAGAACTCTGAGATTGGCGTTATCGAGAATGCGATAGGGAATAAGTCTCTAACATCTCTTGTTGGAGCAGATAATACACCTCTTAGTGCAGATGCTCTATGTATAGGGGCTATAGAAGATAGTGCGAATAATAAGATATATTGGTTTGTGCACGACCCCTCATTCCCTGCAGCTATAGGCGTTTGCGATTTAATTGTATCTTACGACATACTTGCGCAGTCATTGACGTATCACGTAATTAGTGTCAATGATGGGAATTCGGTAAAAAGTACTCTAAATTTTAATAAGCAATATTTAATTACAGGCGTTAATATAGTAGAGGGTAAGTTGTTGTACTTCACGGACGACTACAACCCGCCACGTGTAATTAATGTAAATAAAAGTTATGGTGTACCTGTTGGCCTCGTAGACCCGAATATATTATATGAAGAGTTGCTTGTTATTAAAAAACCGCCTATATCGTCTCCTATAGTTGAGCCTTTTGCTACAAGTGGGCAGGAGAACTACATGGATACGAGATTTCTTTCATTTGCTTACAGATACAGGTACGCCGATGGGGAATACTCTGCTACATCTCAGTGGTCGGATGTTTCATTTATCCCAAGTCAGTTTGAATTTAGCATTAATAGTATGCTCAACGAGGGAATGTTGAACTCTTGTAATAGTGCTAAAGTCACATACAACTCAGGAGGCTCTCTTGTGGTTGGCGTTGATTTGTTATTTAAGCAGTCAGCGAATAATATTATTAAAATTATCGAAAAAATAGACAAGTCTCAGGCAGGGTTAGCTGACAATACAAACTACACGTTCACGTTCGATAGTAGCAAAATATTTACAATATTACCTGAAGCTGAGCTTCTTAGGCTATACGACAATGTGCCACTATTGGCTAAGGCGCAGACAGTGATGGGTAATAGATTGATGTATGGTAATTATGTTGAGGGATATGATTTGGTAGATAGCCAAAAATCACCTGTGATGTTCGAATATACAGCAAAAATGATATCCGAAGATATAGGGGTGGAGGAATTAACTACAGGGACTAATCAAGGAACTTATTTCATAAACGGGTCAACTAATATAGCTGACTCTGTTGTTTTTGTAGACTTGGCAGGCATTGATTTGGTAGAGGGGGGTTCTGTAACATTAAGCTACACGTTTAAACATTCTGCTTTTTCAGGCAATACTCCATATCCTTCAGACACAACGGATGAAATAGAAATTGACTTTACGTTCATTCTGCCGACATCCTACTCCTCTGTTTTTGATTTAGCTACAAGCCCGGAGTTCGTGGCTGCGGTAGGGACATCGCTTCCGCTTGGGAATATAAAGCCCGTATACTCTGCTGTACCGGGAGCCGAAACGTCATGTGATGGGAATACGTCTACAGATGGGTTAAACTGCGCTATCCCTAATAATCTAAATGCGCTTAGTAAAATGGCAAGTGGCATTAATACGGAGGGGGATGCGATTGGTATAATTACATCGCCGGGGAGTACGCAGATAGGGTTTCAGTTGCCTGCGATGAAGTTTGTAAATAACTTAGCGGCCCCTACTTTTTCTGTGTATGAATACTACGAGGTTATATTCTCAAAAGCAGAATGGCAAGCTGTAGCCTCCCCAAAGAGCTTACACAGCAATAGAGACTACGAGGTTGGGATTGTTTATATGGATGAATTTAATAGGTCATCTACGGCATTGGTTAGCCCATATAATACCGTTCATGTACCATGCGCTAACGCTGCTAAAAGAAATTCAATACAGGTTACTATCCCGCCACAGCAGGTAGCCCCATATTGGGCTAAGAGGTATAAGTTTGTAGTAAAGCCAAGTGCTGAATTTTACGAAACAGTCTACTCTAACATCTTCTTCAAAGACCCTGATACGGGGGAGGTTTGGTTCTTCCTTGAGGGAGAAAACTCAAGAAAGGTAGAAACAGGAGACAGGCTTATAGTTAAGTCAGACTCTGTAGGGCCTACAAGGAGTTGTGTGTATGCGACAGTCTTAGAAAAGGCTGCGAAACCGGCTGCGTTTATAACAACAAGTGCGGGGATTGAGGCTCTTGGGGGTACTTATATGAAGATAAACCCAAGCAACTTTTCAGCTGAGGAGGATGAGAATTCTACAATATCTATGGGTATGATGTCCGTTACAGCTCCTTCGGGAGGGAATTACGCCAAGTTGGATTATCCTGTCAATATAGAAGACCCCGGGGCCCCGGGGACGTATATAGATTATGACATACCTGCGGGTAGTAGAATTTATATAAAGGCTGATTGGGACAGGCCGGGCAATCCTAAAGGGGACGGTAAGGCGTGTGAACATAGAGGGTACCTACTTGAAAAAACGTACACTTCTTCATCAGACTACGCTAATTTTGAGGATTGGTTTAATGGGGATAATATAGAATTAACATTAAATACAGGTACGTCTAAGGATAATAATACAGAGCTTGGGTATATCCAATCTAATGGTATTCTGTCTACATTTTTGTTCTACATATGCTATCTGCAATTTTACAGGGACGTATCAAATAATAAACTTATCCTGCAATTTGGTACGGGCAAGAGTTGTACTTTCGTAAAAAAGTCCTATAAAAATTACAATTTATCTGTTACTATAACTGTTTATAGAGCAGAGAATAACTTTATATTCGAAACAGAGCCAACGGACTCTAAGCCTGATGTTTTCTTCGAAAATAACTTATCATTTGCGATAAACGATACAGGGGAGCATGAGGGTAATGTGCAAAATCAAAGCATTGGAGGGAACCTTCCGGCGATAATAGACACGGGGTTTTTTAACTGTTTTGCTTTTGGAAATGGCGTTGAAAGTTATAAGGTCAGGGATTCTATTGTCGGGAAGTATTTCACCATAGGAGAGCGAGTTAACACAGTTTCTGCTCAAAATTACAAAAGAGCCGATAGGTTTTCAGACATAACATATAGTGGTATCTACAACCCTGAAACCAATGTAAATAAGCTAAACGAATTCAATCTTGGCCTTTTGAATTACAAAAACCTTGAAGCTTCGTTCGGCCCCGTTTACATGATGGATGGGAGAGAGACCGATGTGCTTATCCTTCAGGAAGATAAAATATCGTATGTATTGTCGGGGAAAAATTTACTTTCGGATGCTGCGGCAGGCGGGGCTATAACGTCAGTACCTGATGTACTTGGTACTCAGATAGCACGAACCGAGAAGTATGGCATAAGTTACAACCCTGAGTCTTATACACAATGGGGACAAATGAGATATTTCACGGATGCGAAAAGAGGGGCTGTATTGATGCTTGTAGGGAATTCATCATCACAAGACCAACTTGTAGTAATATCAGAACTTGGGATGCGTTCATGGTTCAGGGACGAATTCAATAAGTCATTTAATACGCAGAAAATAGGCGGGTACGACCCATACATGAACGAGTATGTTCTTCACACAAACGATACTAAGATTCCGGGGTCTTCTCCTTGTATCCCTTGCGGGGTCGCTCAGTCGATAACATTAGACTACGACCCTGAGAAGGGAGATTTAAACGTGTACGAGTATTGCGTAAATGTAGGGCCTTACTTAGGGGATACTACTATTAGTTGGATGGTTCCACCGGGGCAGCAGGTAGATTTCGATGTAACCGTATATGCGAACGGCACGAGCTACTCTTCGGGGGGTACGACAACTGACGGGTCGGTTACATTTTTTAAAAACAGTGTCTCCGAGGAGACTGTTCAGGTTACAATAGCCTACAAGGAATCAATGTCAATAACTATAACTCAGGGATGCCCTGAAAAAATACCAATGACTATCGTAGAGGTTGTCCTTACGAATAACGGAGATGCGGGCGATACGTCTCATATTCAGTATAGATATTTTTACGGAACTTACACAGGTGCGCTTCAGACGGCTCCTGTTACGTTCTCAAGCGGTAGTCAACCTGTTGTCTCGAGATTTAATCCGGTATCAGGGTTTGTTGGCGGGGCGGCATTCCCTCCTGCGGGGTCTACACTCAGAATGTACTCGTCACAATTCCCTTATGACAGCTACGCATTCGACCCGCTGTATGATAAGTTTAAGTATGCCCTAACAAATACTTACTACCCAAACACCCCTGCAGGTATACAAGCATTGCTTTCGGCATCTACATTGATGACTCCTAATTTCGGGACTCCACCTACATACTACGGCGAGTTCCCTGTTACAAGCAGTGCTGATTTTCTTTATCTAATATGGGACTTTAGAGATTCTATTCCTGCGCAATTGTGCTATGAGCCATCAAACAACCCTACTTCAAAGATGGATATATGTTGCGATTGTCAGCCTTGCGGGGAGCCTTGTATACGAGTGAGTGTATTCAACCCTTCAGCTGATGCTGAGGCTGAGGTATTATTCCCGTTTGGGAATATAGGTTGTGACGGGGATTCGGAAGTATTTTCAGTTTCATTAAAGCCGCTTGAAACGTGGGAAGGTTGTATTACTAATGTAGGGGCGACTGACTTATGGACGATAATACAGGGCACTCCTCAGATAACTACAGTAAGTTGCGGGTGTGAAGGTTTGAGTTTAGACGAATATTCGCTAGAAGCAAGCGAAGGGGAATTCCCTAATCTTCAGATAATAGAAGGGTAGAATATATTTTTTTATATTAAATTTGCATAATGGCGACACTTGTTACTTATCAATGGAAGAGGAATGGAGTCCCTGTACCGGGGGCGCATAGTAGGAGATACGAAGCAACCGAAGCGGACTCAGGGGCTTATGTGTCGTGCTATGTGACCAAAAAAAATGCAAACACATCGACTTCTAAGGAGTTTGGTTATCAATATCCGTCTTTAGATATCTTGGTTTATACTCCTCCTGTATTAGTTGCTGAGTTAGGTGGAGGCCATGTAAAAGATGGGGATAGAATCTCTCTTGAAGGTAATGGTGAATTTATAGGGATTCAAAAAAGTACTGTTTTAATGTGGTATATAAATAATATTTTTTTATTGGCTAATTATGCAGAAGTAGGGCTTAGAATCAAATTAGCTGATGGGATGGAAGTTGGAGACAAAATAACCTGTAAGGTTAAGGTTACTAATAAGTGGGGGTCAATAGAGGTTCCTGCTGAAGGATTTTACACTATAATGCCGTAATAATTTAATATCACAATGAATTATATCATACTATTTATAATGCTCTCTTTATTTATCATCTACATCTATTGGAGTAAGAGAGAGTTAAGAAT